ATGCAGTCACGTGCCGAACCTCGCCCGCCGTCCCTTCCGGCGCGCGTCGGGGCCCTTCCCGGGCTGGCCGAGCTCGTGCTGGCGCGGGTCGAGACCTGGATCACGGCCCCTGCCGGGGGCGGGGACGGCTGGGGCGAGGTCAAGCCCTGCCTGCTGCTTCGCGCGACCACCATCGGCGGCGTTGACGGATGGGGCGAGGCCTTCGTCCTGCCCTGCCGCGAGCGGGCGGTGGCCGAGATCATCCACGCGCTCGCCGAGGCGGCGGCGTCGCAGCGGCCCGCCTCGCCCTGGGCCTTCCGCGACCTCGCCCTCCGCATCGGCGCCAAGCACCGCGGGCTGGATTTCGCCGCCGCCACGAGCGCGATCGAGATGGCGCTCTGGGACATCTGCGGCAGGCTTGCCGGCCGGCCGCTCTGCGCCCTTCTGGATGGCGGCGCGCCGCAGGCCGTCCCGGTCTACGGCAACATCTGGAGCGAACGGCACTGGGATGCCGCCGCGCTGGCCGGCCGCGCCGCGCGGCTGGTCGCCGAGGGCTACCGGGCCGTGAAGATCCATCCCCTGCTGAACCACTCGGCCCCCGAGGCGGTGCGGGCCGTGCTGCAGGTGCGCGAGGCGGTCGGCGACGACGTCGCGCTCCTCGTCGACATGAACGCGCCGGACGACCCGGAGACCTCGCTGCAGGTCGCCCGCGGGATCGCGGCGGCGCGCCCCTACTGGTTCGAGGAGCCCGTCGACGGCGAGGACATCGAGGCCCTCGCGGCGGTCCGCCGGGCCACGGGGCTGCGCATCGTCACCGGCGAGAAGCACTGCGGCCTGCCGCATGTCCGCGCGGTCCTGAAGGCGGGCGCGGCCGACGTCCTCAACCCGGACATCGCCGGCGTCGGGGGCCTTCTCGACCTCATCGAGCTCGCCGGGATGGCGCGGCGGCAGGGGGTCAGGCTGTCGCCCCACTGCTGGAACTCGATGACCGTCGCGGCGGCGGCGATGCTGCATGTCTGCGCGGCGCTGCCGGACGCGGAGCTGGCGGAAATCTATCCGGAATGCGTCGATCACGGGGCGCGCTACGCGGATTCCGGGTTCCGGCTGGACGGCGGTCGCGCCCGTCTGTCCGGGCGGCCGGGGCTCGGTGTCGAGATCGACGCCGGGGCGCTGAACGACCTCGCCGCGCATGTCCGGTCCACCACCCTGTGACCTGCCCCCCGGCCGTCCCTCGTTCACAGCGAGAGTCCGCGGGGTTGATAGTGGTCGGTTTCGGGCTGGGCAAGCGCGCCGGGCGCTTGAGCAATCTGAGGGCTCCGCGCCCGGCGCGCGCCGGACGGTGTCTTGTTGTCCAGCGAGGAATGCGGCCTGACATTGTTGTAGTCGTATCGCCACAGGGCCAGCGTCCGGCGGGCGTCTGCCAGGCTGTCGAATATCTCCTCGTTCAGGCATTCGTCGCGCAGGCTGCCGTTGAAGGACCCAATGTAGCCATTCTGCTGCGGCTTGCCCGGGTCGATGTAGTGCCATTCGACGCCGTTCTCGTTGGCCCATTTCAGGATGGCCTTGCTGGTGAACTCGGTGCCATTGTCCGAGACGATGCAGGCGGGCTTGCCGCAAATCCTGACCAGGGCATCGAGTTCGCGCGCCACCCTTGCCCCCGATATGCTGGTGTCGGCAATCAGAGCGAGGTTCTCGCGGCAGCAATCGTCGTTGACCGCCAGGGTGCGGAACTTGCGGCAGGCCCCGAAGGTGTCGGACAGGAAGTCCAGCGACCAGCGCTGGTTTGGCCGCAGAGGCACCGGCATCGGGGATCGGCTGCCGCGCGCCCGTTTGCGGCCACGGCGGCGGCGCACCGGAAGGCCCTCTTCCCGGTAGATGCGGTAGAGCTTCGTCTCGTTCATGGCCCTGCCCTTGCGCTCCAGCAGGATGCCGACGCGCCGATAGCCGAAGCGCCGGCGCTTCTCGGCGATCTTGTGCATCTCCTCACGGATCTCCGGGTTATCGGGCGGTCGTTCACGTCGCACCGTCTTCGGATCGACACCGATCAGGACGCAGGCCCGGCGCTGAGAGATCGGATGATCCTTCATCGCCCGCAGCACCGCGCCCCGCCATTGCATCGGCGTCGTCAGGGCTTTCCCAGCAGATCCTTCAGCACGACGTTGTCGAGCATCGCATCCGCCAACAGGCGCTTCAGCTTCGCATTCTCGTCCTCGAGCTGCTTCGGCCGCCTGGCGTCCGACAGATCCATCCCGCCATACTTGGCCTTCAGCTTGTAGAACGTCGCAGGACTCAACCCGTGCTTCCGGCAGAGCCCGGAGGTCGGCAAGCCTGCCTCCTGTTCCTTGATCATCCCGATGATCTGCGCCTCGGTGAAACGGCTTCTCCTCATGTCGCCTGCTCCTTCTCAGGTCAGGCAGACTCTACATCACGGCGAGGGAACTTCCGGGGAGCAGGTCAGCTGCAGTTGCAGGTGCTGGAGGCGGACTTCCTCGACGCCACGAAATCCGGCGTCCTCGGCGCGGGGCGCCTCGTGCAGGGGATCGAATTCGACCCGGTCGGCAAGCGCCGGGCCTATTGGTTGCATGCCGCGCATCCGGGCGATGCCTGGGGTGCGCTGCAGGGCGGCCTTGGTTCACGACCGGTTCCCGCGACCGAGATCGCCCATGTCTACGAGAAGCAGCGCACGCAGGCGCGCGGCGTCCCTTGGGGCGCGCCGGTCATCCGGTCCCTGCGCGACCTCGACGATTATGAGGTGGCCGAACTGGTCCGCAAGAAGACCGAAGCCTGCGTCACCGCCATCGTCTTCGGCGACGACGAGGCCCAGCAGGGCATCGCGCCCTCCGTAGTCGATGCCGATGGCAACCGGGTCGAGCAGTTCGAACCGGGGCTGATCGCCTATGCCCGTGGCGGCAAGGATATCCGCTTCAACCAGCCCGCCGCCACCGGCGGATACGGCGAATACAAGCGCGCGAGCCTGCACACGATCTCGGCGGGCTTCCGGGTGCCCTACGAGCTGCTGACTGGGGACCTCAGCCAGGTCAACTATTCCTCGATCCGGGCGGGACTCGTCGAGTTCCGCCGCATGATCGACGCCGTGCAGTGGCAGCTATTCGTCCCGATGCTCTGCGCCCCCGTCTGGCGCTGGTTCACCGAGGCCGCATGGGCGGCGGGCCAGATCCCGATCCCTGACGTGCCGGTCGAATGGTCGCCGCCGAAGTTCGAGGCGTTCGATCCGCAGAAGGATGCAATGGCGAACCTGCTGTCGATCCGGTCGGGCACCATGACGCTGGCCGAGGTGATCGCGAAACAGGGCCGCAACCCCGATGCCGTGCTGGCCGAGATCGCCGCGACCAACGCCAAGCTCGACGCGCTGGGGCTGGTGCTCGACAGCGATCCGCGGCGGGTGACCAAGACCGGCAGCGCGCAGACGAGCGATCCGGCGACCGATCCGGCCGACGACGAGCCGGCCGACGACCCGGCCGCCAACGCGGACAATGACCCGGCGCAGGCCGACCAACAGGACTGACCTTCATGGACACGATGATCGAACTGCCGGCCATGCGCCGGTCTGCGGAGCTTGCGCCGAACACGGCCGATGCCGACAGCCGCACCGTCGAGGTGGTCTGGTCGGCCGGGGCCCGCGTCCGCCGCGCGACCTTCTTCGGCGAGCCATACGACGAGGAACTGAGCCTCGACCCGGCCCATGTCCGGCTCGACCGTCTGAACGCGGATGGAATGGATCGGCTCATCCTCTATTGGTGAAATTTCTGATTATACGACGCAAGAATTGCGTTGCACTAATGAAGGGGTGGCATTGACATGTTTGCGAGAAAGGAACCAACTTTTGTCAAGAATTGAGACATCTTGTGCACGTCGAAGTGCGCTTGAAAGCCATTTCTGTCACAAAGGATAATCTGAGAGCCTTGGAACGAAACTTTGGCATGCGCTACGGCATTTCTGACTCTGTGAATAAACTCATAGTGATCATGCTCTGGAAAGCTGCGTTTACCCCACGAAATATCTATCGCGCCGATATCAAAAACGTTCGGCAAGTCTACAAACTCAGGGCTATTCGGCTTGAGGTTCCATATTTCCTTTGGATAAAGGATGAGTAGATAGAGTAAAGAAAGCACTCTTACCTCAATGAAGTTCGCATCTCCAAGCGTTCCGCGCTTAAGACCATACCCTTTCTCGATTTCCCTCGCGATCCGAGATCTTGGCTCGGCCATCCTGCTGTCCAGCAGAATTTGGGCGTCGATGAAGGCTTTCTTTGGTACATCATCAATCGCCATGAACCACTCCTGATTCTATGATTTAGCCGCGGCACACTATACGAAGTAAACCGAGCGATGGAAAGTTGTTGGATGAAGTACATGGCCACGCCGAGAAGCTCCACCTCGAGCGCGGCTTCGCCGAGGACCTGGTGAAACGCGGCGTCAGCGTCGACGAGGCCCGCCGTCTGATCCTCGATCAGGTCGCCGCCAAATCGGATGAGACCAGGACCTTCCCGCATGTCTCCGTGCCCCTCGGCGGCCGGGACGAACACATCACCCGCCGCGACGCGGTGGCCAACGCGCTGCTGCACCGCTACAGCCCGACGCTGTTCCAGCTGGAGGATGCCGCGCGCCAGTATCGCGGCATGACGCTGCTGGAACTGGCCCGCGAAAGCCTCGGCAATGCCGGTGTGAACACGCGGGGCCTCTCGCGCGACGAGGTGGCGACGCGCGCGCTGCACTCGACCTCGGACTTCCCCGAGATCCTCGCCGCGGTCACCAACAAGACCCTGCGCCAGGCCTACGAGGCCTATCCGCGGACCTTCCCGCTCTTCTGCCGCCAGGTGCTCGCCACCGACTTCAAGGCGATGCACCGGGTCCAGCTCGGCGAGGCCCCGCAACTGCTGGAGGTGGGAGAGAGCGGCGAGTTCAAGCGCGGCACGCTCGGCGAGAGCAAGGAAAGCTACAAGGTCAAGACCTACGGCCGCGTGGTCGCGATCACCCGTCAGACGCTGATCAACGACGACCTCGACGCCTTCACCCGCATCCCGGCGATGTACGGCAATTCCATCGCCCAGCTGGAGTCGGACGTGGTCTGGGGCATCATCACCGCCAACCCGGCGATGGCCGACGGCAACGCGCTGTTCCACACCACCCACAAGAACCTCGCCGGCACCGGCGCGGCGCTCGATGTCAGCAGCGTCGGCGCGGCCCGCGCCGCGATGGCCAAGCAGACGGGTCTCGACAAGAAAACGGTGTTGAACGTCCGCCCCGCCTTCCTGATCGTGCCTGCCTCCCTGGAACTGAAGGCCGAGCAGCTGGTCGCGCAGAACCTGGTGCCCGCCGCGACGTCCAGCGTGGTGCCGCAGTCGATCCGCACGCTGGCGCCGATCAGCGAGCCCCGGCTCGATGCGGCGAGCGAGACCGCCTGGTATCTGGCGGCCAGCCCGAACCAGATCGACACCATCGAGTACGCCTATCTCGAGGGTCAGCAGGGCGCCTACATCGAGACGCGCAACGGCTTCGACGTCGACGGGGTCGAGATCAAGTGCCGCCTCGACTTCGGCGCCAAGGCCATCGACTGGCGCGGCCTCTACAAGAACCCGGGCGCGTGAGCCGGTCCACCCCCTGAACCCTGATCCTTGACGCACGGGGGGCCCGATGGGCCGCCCTTCGTCCTTCCACGAGGATCCTCCCCATGAAAACCTACGTCCAGCCCGGCAACACCATCACCCTGACCGCGCCCTATGCCGTCGCCTCCGGCGATGGCCTGCTCGTCGGCTCCATCTTCGGCATCGCCGCCGGGGATGCTGCCATCGCCGAACCCGTCGAGACCGCGCTCGTCGGCGTGTTCGACATCACCAAGGTCGGCTCCCAGGCCTGGACCGCCGGCGCGAAGGTCTATTGGGACGACACCAACAAGCGCTGCACCACGGTCGCGACCGACAACACCCTCGTCGGCGTGGCGGTCGAGGCAGTGGCGAGCGGCGCGGGCGACACCATCGGCCGGGTGCGCCTGAACGCGGCGTTCTGATGAGCGCCTTCGCCGCCGCCGTCGGCGCACTCTTCGCCGATCCGAACATCGGCCGGGACGCGGTCTATGTTGCCGATGGCGGCGCGCCCGTGCTGGTGCGTGCCGTCGCGCGACGCGCCGACGCCGTCACCGACTTCGGAGATGCCCGGCTCTGGTCCGAGACCACCCGGATCGACCTGCGCGTCGCTGAGGTGCCGAACCCGCGCCCCGGTGACCGCATCGAGATCGAGGGCGACGCCTTCCTCATTCAGGGCGAGCCCGTCCGCGACCGCGAGCGGCTGATCTGGACCGTTGATCTGAGGTCCGCGTGACCGCGATGAAACTGAAGCTCGACATCGATCCCGACATCGTTGCGATGATGGCGGCCGAGGTCGCGGCGGGTGAGCGCGCCGTGACCGCAGCCATGCGCGAGGCCGGAACCGGGCTGAAGACGGCGTGGCGGCTGCAGATCACCGGCGCCGGACTTGGGCCTCGGCTGGCCAACTCGATCCGCAGCCAGAACTTCCCGAGGTCGGGCGAGAGCTTGGACGCCGCGGCGCTGGTCTGGTCGAAGGCTCCGGTCATTGTCGGCGCGCATGACACGGGGCCGCTGATCCGCTCGAAGAGCGGGTTCTGGCTGGCGATCCCGCTGCCCACGGCGGGCAAGTCCCTGCGGGGCGGCCGGATCACGCCAGGCGAATGGGAGCGGCGCCGCGGCCTCCGGCTGCGGTTCGTCTATCGCCGCACCGGACCGAGCCTTCTGGTGGCGGAGGGGCGGCTGAACACGAAGGGTCAGACGGTGGTGTCCCGCTCGAAGACCGGGCGCGGCAAGGGTTCAAGCGTCCGCAATCGATCCAGTGGATCGATTGCAACGAAGAACGCGCCGATCTTCCTGCTGGTGCCTCAGGTCAAGCTGCCGAAGCGGCTCGACCTGACACGGGATGCAGACCGGGCGCTGGACAGCGTGCCGGGGCTGATCGTGGCGAACTGGGTGGAGGGGCGGTCGTTATGACTCTGGTTGGCATCATGCCTTCGATTGCATGGCGCCAGCGTCGCCCGACGTTACCCCGCGCAGCAGGACAACTTCGCCACGTTCTTGTCGAAGGTCTGGGCGGCGAGCTTCAGTCCCTCGACGGTCGTGAGATACGGGAAGATCGTCTCGCCGAGCGCCTTGGTGGTCATGCCGGCCTTCAGCGCCATGGCGAGCGTCTGCACAGAGTCGGCCCCCTCGGGCGCCATGATCACGCCGCCCAGCAGGCGGTCGGTCGCGGCATCCGCCACCAGTTTTATGAGGCCCCGCGTGTCGCGGGCGGCGAGCGCACGGGGCACGTTGTCGAGGGACAGCGCACTGGTCTTGACCGCGTATCCGGCCGCGTGCGCCTGTGCCTCGGTCAGGCCCACACCCGCGACCTGCGGATCGGTGAACACCACCCAGGGCATGGCGGCATTGTCGTAGCGCTCGGCCCCGCCCAGCACGGCGTTGCGGGCGGCGAGTTTCGCGCCATAGGCCGCCATGTAGACGAACTGGTCGCGGTCCGTCACGTCGCCCGCGGCATAGACGCCGGGGCGGGTCGTGGACATGTCGTCGCCAACCTTGATCGCGCCTCGTGCATCGGTCGCGACGCCGATTTCGGCGAGGCCCAACCCTTCGGTGTTGGCGCGGCGCCCCGTCGTGAGCACCAGATGATCGGCTGTCAGGTCGCGCAGGGCGCCGTCCAGTGTGACCGAAAGAACCCCGCGGTCGCCTTCGCGCCGCGCCGCCTCGTAGCGCGCGCCGTCGAGGATCGTCAGGCCTTCGGTGTGCAGTACCTCCATGAGCGCCGCCGACACTTCGGGTTCCGCCCGCGGCAACAGGCGCGAGCGGCAGACGATCGTGACGCGTGTGCCCATCCGCGCCATCATCTGCGCGAGCTCGACGCCGATATAGCCGCCGCCAAGGAAGATCAGGCTCTCGGGCAGATGGTCCAGTTCCAGCAGCGACGTGCTGTCGAGCGTTGGAACCTCCGCGATGCCGGGGATGTCGGGAACGGCGGGCCTTCCGCCGGTGGCGATGATGACCTTGGGTGCGGTGATCCTGCGGCCGCCGACATCGACGCCCCGCGGGACCAGCTGCGCGGGGCCCTCGTCGATGTAGGTGACATTGTCGTAGCCCGGCAGCAGATCGGCATATTTCTTCTGCCGCAGTGTCGTGACGAGATCGTTCTTGGCCGCGATCAGCGCCGCCCAGTCATCGACCCGTGCATCGCCCGAAAGGCCCGCGAACCGGTGCGCGGCCCGCGCGCCATGCAGCGCCTCGGCGGCGCGGATCATCGTCTTGGAGGGCACGCAGCCCACGTTGACGCAGGTCCCGCCGATTGTGCCATGCCCGATGAGAGCCACGCGCTTGCCCCCCTCGGCGGCGGTGATCGCGGCCGAGAACCCGGCCGATCCGGCGCCGATCACGGCAAGGTCGAAGTCGCCCTTGGGCGGGCAGCATGCGTCTTTCAT